GAGTTAATTAAATATAAAGAACTATATTTAACCCTGAAAAAGACATTTGATGAATTTTAACGTAGGCTTCTACCCCATCTACGGCTTGGTTCTTGGTGTTAACTGGTCAAAGACCGAATACCTTGATGAAGAAGAAACAATCCAACAGGTTCAGGTAGCACTCGGCATATTTATGCTTGAAATATCTTGGAACTCTTAAACGTACTTGCTGAACGGCACACCGACTGGATTCGGATGGTCAAGAGTTTTGGTGCAGATCAAGACCTTGCTAACGACATAGTCCAAGAGATGTACGTTCGCCTGTACAAATACGTGGGAGAGCCTGAGAAAATAATGTACAACGAGCAAGAGGTAAATACCTTCTTCGTGTACGTTACCCTTCGCAATATGTATGCAACCTTAATGAAGGCAAAGAGCCGCATTGAGTTTGTAGATGTAAGCCAGATTGAAGATGAACTGATCTTTGAGGAGGCTAACGAAGAAGCCGAAGTGCAGATGGTTGCTCTCTACGATGAGATATGGGAGCAGGCATCCGATTGGCATTGGTACGACCGCAAGATATTTGACCTGTACCACAACACCGATATGAGCATTAGAACGCTCGCAGACAAAACAAAAATCTCAGCACGTTCAATCTTTAATACCCTAAAAAATGCAAGAGAACGAATCCAAACCGACTGCAACGGAAGCTACCAAGCGTGGAAGGAAGCCAAAGAGGAGTGAAGGTCTTGGCGATACGATAGAGAAAATCACCACCGCCACAGGCATCAAGGCTGCCGTTGACTGGTTCAGCGAAGCAACAGGCGTTGACTGCGGATGCGATGCCCGCAAGGAGAAGCTCAACAAAATCTTCCGTTACCGTAAGCCTGAGTGCTTGACCCAAACCGAGTACGAATACATCGGCAAGATGAAAGGACGCAACGTGGTAACTGCGTTTGAGCAGGTTGAACTGAATAAAATCTACAACCGAGTATTCAACGACAAGGTGCAGCCCACTTCGTGCGGCAGTTGTATGCGTGGTAGGTTGCAGGAGCTTGAGGCTCTATACAACGCTTATGGTCAGTAAAGAGCGCAGGCAATACTCCAATCAAGTAGGTGATCTCACCGCACAACGCTTCGTTGAGGCTTGTGAGGCGATTGGGTATTCTTGCGAGAAGTCAGACCGCAACACCGATATCTACGATCACATTGATTACTTTGTCACCCGACTGAACGATGAAACATCGGTAGACGTCAAAGGTGGCAACCATCCCAATACAATCTGGGTTGAGTTCAAGAACGTGAACGGTGATGCTGGATGGCTTTATGGTAAGGCTGAGTACATCGCTTTTGATATGCCTGAGCTTGGTGGGTTTGTGATGGTACGCACATCGGAACTTGCACGGCTATCCGAGAAGATTGTTGAGCCTGTATTTGTGACAAAGCAAGAGGCTACAAGAAAATGGTATCAGCGAGCAGGCAGGCAAGACATCATCAGCCGCCTTGAGTTGCAAGACCTTGAAAAATTAGTTTCATTTAAAATCCTAAAGTATGCCAATCCCCAAGCCGCAAAGTGGTGAGAAGCAATCCGACTACATCCAGCGTTGCATGGAAGCCATCGGAAGCGAGTATCCAGACAAAGACCAAGCGATAGCAGTTTGCTACACACAATGGAGAGAGGGCAAATAGCCCTCTTTTTTATGCAATGGATATTCGTTTTGATGCAAATGCTTGATTTTTAGGAATGGCCTATTGTTGGTTCAATTAACCTGCATATATTTGGGTATCATTAAAAACCAATCACAATGAAAACTTTTTACACTTTTGAGGTCAACTACTTTGAGAACGACCTGTTTGACTTTGTCACTTCAGTTGCTGCTGACAACTTCTCTGAAGCACTAACAAAGGTTTACTTAAAGTCTATTGAGAAAGCCGAAGGTAGATTCTCCATGACCTTCAAGAATTGCTACATCGGATAATTTTAAAAACCAATCAAAATGAATCAAATCTCTGCACACCAAGTCAAGGTCTTCTTTGCGAAGCTCATTGCCTCTATCGTTATCATTGGCGGCCTTATGGGGTCAATGGCTATTGTTGAACTAATTGCTGGACTTTAAAATGTTATTTGAAATTGATGACCTTCAGATGTGGCTTGAGGACTCTCACGAGATGCCGCAAGCTTATTGGGATGCCGTAGAAGCAGGAACCGACCAAGAATACCTTGCGGAATGGCTTGGCTACGAATCGCCAATGAAGATGTACACATACGAAATGATTATTGAGTACAAGGAGGAATCCTACAACGAGGATGGCTACACCAACACAACGAGCTACCCAACCTCACACATCAACAATCCACCTACCAAGATGGATATGGAGTTGTACTACAAGTGGATTAATTGGGCAACCGAAGTAGCAGCAGATGAATACTAAAATGAAAACACCATTCACCGTGTTCTTTGAGAACCATCCCGAATTTAGCGATGCAACAAAGGAGGCTTTCCTTCACTTTGAGCGCAACACAATCCAATCAGCCTACTTCTTGGGCAAGGTGCAGCACGATTCAGGAAAGTCAGAAGAAGAATTTTTTGAGGCTTTATACGAATAATTTACTATCTTTAACAAAACCAATCAAATGAAAATCATTGAACTACTTGACGGAAGCACTTGGGATTTAGAAACCATCAAATCCAAAATGCACGATGATGACTTCTACTACGGCAACCTCTCAAAGAATGCCCTGTCATCTTCAGCGTGTAAATTATTATTAACCTCACCAAAGACCTACCACTACGTTACCAAGTACGGCAGCGAGGATTCCGATGCCTTCTCGGTAGGTAGGCTCGTTCACCTGATGGCTCTTGAGCCGCATCGTGTGGAGGAGTACAACGTGATTGAGGTGCAAAGCAAGAACGCAAAGGCGTGGCAGGAAGCAAAAGGCCAACGCAACATCTGCACCCGTAAGGAGATGGATGAAGCGCAGCGCATCGCTGATGCCCTACTACGGAATGAGTACTTCCTGTCAATGATTCAAGGCTGCGAGTTTGAGCAACCTGCAATCGGATTGATAGAGGGCATTCCCTTCCGAGCAAAGGCAGACATCATCGCTGATGGCTTCTTGGCTGACCTAAAGACCACAACCGACCTACGTGCGTTCCCTTACTCGGCAAAGAAGTACGGCTACGATGTACAGGCGTTCATCTATACCCGACTATTCGGTGTGCCGATTGACAAGTTCTACTTCATCGCTATTGACAAGGCGAGCTTGGATGTGGGTATCTATTCCATCACTCCTGAATTTGTAGCAGAAGGCGAAAGAAAAACGCTTGAGGCCATCCAACTCTACAAGCAGTTCTTCATCTTGGGTGAGGACTTGGACTCGTACACCATCTTCGGGGAGTTGTAAGATGGGAAGGGCTACTGAACTATTGGCTTTGTCAAATATGACAAGTGAAGAACGAAAGCGGTTTGCCTATGGCAACAACGCAGCAACATACTTCACTCACATCACAATAACGAATGATCTTTTAAAATCAGTAAAACCAACGAGAAATGAAAATAACTAACGAAATAAAAAACGAAACATTGGTATGGGTTCTTGCATCAGTATCTGATGTGGAATTACAATCACAATGCGATAAAGATGAAATTGTAGTAGAGCCTCACGGCAGAAAATCAATGCCTGTATATGCAAGTAAGGATTGGGTAAAGCCCCTAACTAAAAATGAGGTTAGAGAATACTACAAGGAAATTGAAAACCTTTAACACCAACGAGAAATGAGAGAGCAATTTGTTCGGATAGCAATGGCTCGCCTACGCAGCATCTATCCATTCAAACCCCAACGCCAAGCAGTAGCAGCTCGTATGTGGGTGAAGTATCTTGAACGCTACGCCAAGCGTGAGTGGGAGCGTAACGAAGAAGAAATGAACAAGCGTATGGACATCATCGGGCAGAACGGCAACACAGGAGAACACTATGAGTAGACCGTTCGTTGTGGCCTTCCATAAGGTAAACTCAGGGGTAGCATACCATCGTGTGTTTGCCCCTTTGATTTGCCACCAAGAGGCAGACGTAATGTTCGTTGAGAAGATAACGGACATTGAGCCTGAGGTATGGCCTAAGATTACTCACTTTTTCTCAAGCCGTGCATTCCCTGTTGAGCCGTTTGATGACTTCGTTAGGCTCTGCCGAAAGGAAGGTATCAAGCTAATCATTGACAATGATGATTGGTGGGTGCTACCTCCTAACCATCCCCTAAACGGATTCTACGGAAGGCAGATGAAAGACCGCATCATTCGGTCTATGAAAGCAGCAGATGAGGTATGGGTAACCAACAAACACCTCGCCTCAAAGGTGAAGAAGTACAATACCAACATCCGAGTCATCCCAAACGCCATCAGCGTACCAACTTGGCAGATCAACCGAGAGCCATCAGAGAAGGTTCGCTTCGGTTATATCGGAGGCAACCACCACCAAGCGGACATCCGAGATTCAACGATTGACCTATCTGGTTACGAATCCTACGTAGCAGAAGTAGATGGCTATCCAGAGATGATGCGAGCAGCATACAAGCTACCAACCATGCCTCCTACGCACTACCATCGCCTGTACGAATACTTTGACGTCAGCCTTGTGCCGTTAACAGGAAGTGAGTTTGCTAAGTGCAAATCCCATCTAAAGATGCTTGAGGCAGGATTCAGCAAGTGTGCGCTCGTAGTCAGCAACACGCACCCTTACGAACCCTACATCACCAAAGACAACTGCATTGCGATTAACCACCCAAGTGAATGGGCAGGAGCAATCAAGAGGCTAAACGAAAACCCCAACCAAGTCCAAGACCTTGCGGATTCGCTATACGAGTACGTGCAGGATTTCACTATGGACAAAATAAACGAACTGCGATGCTTTACATTGTAACCCCTTGCTCTCGCCCTCAGAACCTCAAACGCATCAAGCAGTACATCCCTGAATGGGCTACGTGGGTGGTGATGATGGATGCCTCTACCGACTTCAAAGAAGCAACAGGCGCAAACGTAACCCACTACTCAAAGAAGACAGGACATTGGGGGCATCCCCTACGCAATGAATTCCTTGACCTCTACCAAGACCAATTCACGCAAGATGACTGGGTGTACTTCTTGGATGATGATAACATCCTACACCCGAAGTTCAATGAGCAATGGTCAAACCTGCATAACCTTGACTCCTCAATCGTAACGTGGGGACAAGAGGGAAGGCTACGCCCTACCGACCAACCAAGAGTCGGCAACATAGACACCGCCTGTTTTATGTTCAAGCCATACCACGTACCCAAGCTGCGCTTCTCTAACATCTACGAAGCAGATGGACAGTTTGCTGCTGCGTTAGCGGCTCAAGGAACGCTTATCTGCGTGGATGCCTATCTTTGCTACTATAACGCTCTGCGATGAAGAAGCACACGAAGATTTACTTAGATGCAATGGGCTACGATGTGACTGACTTTGTGCCTTGCGAAGTGTGTCAAAGCAAAGCCGTAGACATCCACCACATTGAAGCACGTGGTATGGGCGGAAGTAAGGATGCTGACCGCATTGAAAACCTGATGGCTCTATGTCGTGATTGCCACGTGAAGTTCGGTGACCTTAAGCAATACAAGGAGATGCTTCAAGCAAGACACAACTACCAACTATCTAAAAGAGTTATTTAATTATGAAACGAGTACCCATCTCGCAGGTTATTCCTAACCCTACCAACCCACGCATAATTAAGGATGACAAGTTCAAGAAGCTAACGAAGTCCATCCAAGAGTTCCCAGAGATGCTTGAGCTACGTCCAATCGTAGTGGATAGCAATATGGTGGTGCTTGGAGGCAATATGCGCCTGAAGGCTTGCATTGCAGCAGGACTGAAAGAAGTGCCTATCATCGTAGCGGATAACCTCACCGAGCAGCAACAGGCGGAGTTCATCATCAAAGACAACGTAGGCTTTGGAGAATGGGATTGGGACTTACTCGCCAATCAATGGGATGTAGAGGCGTTAGAGGATTGGGGGCTTGAGCTGCCCTTTGACAATACCCCTGTGCTTGAAGCGGAGGAGGATGACTACGAAGCACCATCCGAAATAAAGACAGACATAGTTTTAGGTGACCTGATAGAGATAGGCAACCACCGTCTGCTATGTGGGGACTCTACCGATAGCGAGCAGGTTCTTAACTTATTGGCAGGTGAGCAAGTTGATTTGTTATTTACCGACCCACCATACAACGTTGCGTTCAATGGACGTAGCGGTAAGCACGATGTAATTCTAAACGATAAACTTTCAGAGTCTGACTTTTCTGACTTTATAAATGGCTTCATAGCCATAGTGCATATTCTTGCTCCAAAGAACTACTACATTTGGTGTAATTGGAATTTCTACGGCATACTGCAAGGAGAGCTTGACTACAAGGCCTGTATTGTTTGGGCTAAAAATGTATTCGGTCTTGGCAAAGGCTATCGCCATCAACACGAATTTTGTTTGTTTAATGGTCAAATAGATGATGACATTAAAAACGAATCAGATTTGTGGATGGCTAAGAAGGACACTAACTATATGCACCCAACGCAAAAGCCTATTGAATTAGCAGCCCGTGCATTAAAAAACCATAAGAACATACGAAGCGTTGTGGACTTGTTTTGCGGTAGCGGTTCTACAATGGTAGCAGCACACCAACTTAACCGTAAGTGCTATGGTATGGAACTTGACCCGAAGTACTGCCAAGTGATTGTAGACCGAATGCACAAACTTGACCCATCACTTGAAATCAAAATAAACGGCAAGCCGTATGGACAAAACTGAACAACATAAAAGAGCAATGCTTGATGCCCTTGAGAAGTCATTAGGCGTTGTTACAGCCGCTTGCAAGGCCGTAGGCATAGGACGCACCACCCACTACCTTTGGATGCAGGAGGACGCAGAATATCGGGCAGCAGTTGAAGGGCTATCAGACGTTGCCCTTGACTTCGCAGAAAGCCAACTACACAAGCAAATCAAAGACGGCAATTCAACCGCAACCATCTTCTTCCTCAAAACAAAGGGCAAGAAGCGTGGGTACATAGAACGCCAAGAGGTAGAGGTAGCATCAGGCAAGATGTTCCAAATAGAGGTGCTTGGGGAAGATTCAGACCAATAAGGTATTCAACCACCTAAAGCGCAGCGACAAGAAGATAGTCGTTGAGCAGGGCGGTACTCGGAGTGGGAAGACGTACAACATCCTGCTTTGGGTAATTTTTTATTATACCGACCAACATACGGACAAGACCATCACCATCTGCCGTAAGACATTCCCCTCGCTTCGTGCTTCGGTGATGCGTGACTTCTTTGACATACTGCGTAGCCACGACCTGTACCGTGAGGAGTACCACAACAAGTCAAACCACGAATACTACCTCAACGGCAACCTTGTAGAGTTTATCAGCCTTGACCAACCGCAGAAGATACGAGGCCGCAAGCGTGACCTGTTGTACATCAACGAGGCCAACGAGCTAACGTACGAGGATTGGCAGCAGCTCATCCTGCGTACCGAAGGCAGGGCAATCCTTGACTACAACCCATCTGATGCGTTCCATTGGATATACGATAAGGTTGTACCCCGTGATGACTGCGACTTCTTCCAGACCACGTACATTGACAACCCGTTCCTTGATGCAAGCGTAAAG